ACACGATTTAAAGTGGATCGCACACGATGGTGAGAAATGGATTCACTCTCAGAAAACGCCATGTCTTCCAAAATCGCGACCCACGAACAAACAAAGAAAACATTTAGGTTTTGGTCTTAATGATTAAACCTAAAGCTGTTTCTAAGTTATTCTCGTTACGTTTGAGAGGCTTTTCCCTTTTCAAACGTAGTGTTTCGTTTTTACCGGACGCACTCGTTATATCACTTAGTTTCTTCGTATTTGAAACTATAGGTATAACCCGTTCCGGTAAAGGTTCTATTTCTACTTCTCTAGGTTTTTCTACGTCGACTACATTGTTTTCTCTAAATTTTTCTATTGTTAAGTCACCCCCGAACTCAATGAGTCTTTGTCGGTGTGGCGCCCTTTTTATGGTTCCTATCTTATCAAAAAGTTTACGACGCATCATGACCATATTACCACATATAAGTCCGCCGCGATTACACCCATACTTATCGATTGCGTATGTTTTCATACAACTCCATGAACAGAAGTTACCGGACGTATAGAATTTGTTTCGTCGTTCGTCGTGTTTATGGGGCATGCTTAAAGCTGTACCCTCAAATGGATGGCAACACCACCAACACCACATTCATAGTTTAAGATTACGTTTTTTTCTTTAAGTGTATCACCTTCTTCTACTCTTCACCATATAAATTAAAGCGACTAAACATATACACGACATTACCATCGTTAAAATAGCACCACCCGCTATCATTTTTTCCTCTTTCTCCTTTTTCTCCTTTTTCTCCTGTTTTACAGCTTCAATTTTCGCCTCTTCCTTTGCCTCTTCCTCTGCCTTTTCTTCTTCCTTTTTCGCTTTTTCTTGATTTTCTAAATACTGTTTCATACCCTTTTCCTGATAATCTACCATTTTTTCAGCCCATTCGGCATCATCTTTAGCTTTCTTTTCGCAGCGCTTTGTAATAGTACTACCTTGAACTGTACCATCCATTTGGTAATATTTTCCGCATATCTTCATGTTTTGAGTACATCCTCTAACTTCCCCTTTACTATTTACGATCCCATTTTCAACATATACATTATCACCCGTAGATCTACACGCATCAATAAAACAGTGTTTAGTACCGAAAAATTTCCTCTTATGATCTTCGGGTACAGCTTCTATCATGGCATTAAAATTTTCATTTGCTTCTACACACCCAATAAAATCTTTATTTTCATCTTCATCACACCATGTACCGTCATTCTCTAATGTATTTATACACGAACAGTATTTATCATTTTTACCCTCGGGAGTTTGACAATATTCCCTTACTATTTCTGTAAAGTGTTTGGGTGAAGATTCCCTTAATGTTTTACAATTTTTTTGAATTGGTTCGGTTCCATCTTTTCTATTCGCTTTAGTTTTTACACACTGAGTTTTAATTAGTTCTTTCTTCAAATCCCAGCACGTTTTATCATTCCCAATTTTAAAATCTGGGTTTTCCCATACTACATTATTATCTTCATGGCATATCTTTCCGGTGATGGTGTTCCATGTAGCTCGACGAGGATCGTTAGGTGCCGCCGTATCAGCATGTAAAGCGGATAATACACCTTCGTCGATACTATACGAACAACTCATTTTCGGGTGTCCCAAATCTCTTGGTAAATTTCCAGATTGTAACCATATACCTCTCTCTGCGTGTATACACGGGTTCCCCGTTAAATTACCAGTTGAACTAAGAGGATAGTCATCTATACCCCCTTCTGGGTTCCCGGGGTGATAATACCAGGCGCATACGTTTCCATCTTTACATCTAAGATCATGATGATAGTGTGTATATCCATCGTCACCTTGTTCCGGTAAAAGTAGTGTATGATTTATAATACCACCTTTCTCTATTTTTTCTTCTGGTATAAGTTCGAATCCTATACCTGAAACTCGACCCTCGAGTAACCATGAATGTCCCGGTTTTTCATGTGCGGGTGCGCCATCACCAGACCAATACCCATTAGGTAATGTCATCAGTATCTGATTAGACGCTTCACCGTGTTCCATTAATGTAACACCTGTATTTTCACACCCCGAAATTCTAACAGACCTAGATGCATCATCATATTTAACTTTTACTATACCATCTGTCTCGCCTGTAATGGTTTCTAATAAATTATCGCCATCATTGGTATTATAATTCCCATGTCTCAATAATTCTACTTTACATACCATTATTATATTATATAGGTATTTTTTTTCTGTATATACAATAACTAATATCATGGGAGGTGGCGGAAGTCAAACTATCAAAAATGAAATGAATATAAAATCGACCACCGAACTTTTAACCAGTACAATATTAAAAACTGAAAATAGTACTCAGGCTAATTGCAACACGGCACAAAATTTATCTGTAAAAATAGGGACCGTCATAGGATGTCCGTCTTATTTTGGACAGACGGCATCGTGTGATGTACAATCATCATCATCCGATATATCAAAATCAATTTCGCAATCTGCGAATAAAGTTGCTGAAGATATGAAAACTAAAGCGGGTGCTGCTTTAGATAACGCGTCCCAAGCTGGTAATTTTCAGTTCGGGGATAAATCCAACGTACAAACTAAAATTAACAAGGAAATTGAAACTATTATCAAGGATGAATTTTCAGAAGAAAAGATAAATGAAACTATGGCTGGTGCAACAATGATCCAGGATGGTGAATTAGAAATTGGTTTCTACGATTGTAGTGTCGGAGGTGATATCAATTTCGAACAAGATGTATCGGCGAAGGTTGCCGCAGGTGCGGTAATGAACAAGGTTATGGAAAGAATTGTAGACAGTGATGTTACGAAAGCAATAACATCTGAAATCGATTCTAAAAACACGAAGAAAGCTGGTGGTGCAGCAGAAGTCGTAGACTCTGCTGGTGATGCTGCTGCAGGTATTATTGGTGCTGCAACCGGTCCAATGAAATACGCTATGATTGCCGGTGTTGTGTGTTGTTGTATGGTTGTCGTATTAGCTATAGTTATGGGAATGTCACCAGCTGGCCAGAAGAAAATGGGTAACGCGAACCTCGGTAAAATGGGTGCGGGTATGATGAAAATGGCAAAACGTTAAATGAATTATAGTTTACTAAAAACGACTATAAGGGAAATAAGTATAAGAAACAAACAAAATAAAAACAAAAACAATTTATTTGTATTTTCTTTTGTTCTAGTATTTAATTTATCTATAGATCCCTCGTCTGGTTTAATAACACTATAAAACTTTTCTTTACACATTTTTAAAAAATCATCACTTTTACATTCATTTTCAACAACGCATTTACGACACTTTTTCTTTTCACGTTCGTTTATCTTTCGTTGAACTTTATCTGCTCGGGACATTTCACTTACACCGGGTAATACTGCAATCTGTGCTTTTTGATCAGGTAAGACAGCCATCGTTGTTTATATTAATATTAAAGAAATAATTTTCCTTTATATTATGATTTTAAGTATAGATGTCGGTATACGAAATTTAGCAATGTGTATGCTCGACGAAACGTCTAACCTTATTGTTCAGTGGGACGTTTCTGGTGTTCCCCCTGAACATAAAGACGGTTTATTTGTTTCTTTAAGAGACCATTTAGATGATAAACCGTGGGTTTTACAAGCGGATACGGTTCTTATTGAAAAGCAACCAGATAAAAATAGAAAATGAAAAATGGTTGAACACTTTCTTCATACCTATTTCGTTATACGAAACCCTAAGGCTGAAACGATCATTTACGACGCACGTTTCAAAATACCTGATTTTGCGGGTCCCGGTAAAGCCATGTATACGAAACGTAAGAAGGCGTCTATTGAGCGGTGTCAACAATTCATATGGAATAATACAATTAACGCACACTGGATTCCTATATTCAATGCGTCTAAAAAGAAAGATGATCTTGCCGATACAGTCATGCAAGCTATTAGTTTCACGAAACGTATTGAACCCATACAAAGCGTTTCGAAAAAGTCGAAAAAACTCGTTCCTCGTAAACCGAACGAGAACCAAAAACGAACGCGGTACTCTAAATCAAATTTAGCGTACATTTATAAGAATAAAACCGAACTTGAAGTTATCGAAAATAATAAACGGTTCATGAAAGATCTTAAACGGTACTATAAGAGTATAGACGATTTAGTTAAGGAACTTGTTTAACGTAAATTCTTATCGGCCGTATAATACGTCTTCCCCTTAACAACAAA